CTAAAGGTTCTTTAGCCTCAACCGCAGCACAGACTATTTTTGCTTTTTCAAATAGTTCCTCAACCATGCCAAAGTCGGCTTTTATAGTAAATTCCATGTAATCTTGGTCAGACTTTAATTCGTAAAGAAAAACAATCTCGTCTACTGGTTGTAGCATTCGTCGCATAAGTTCTAGGTAAATTTGACCTTGAAGCAAATGTGTATTAAACGGACGCTTGATTGACCGCCACGCTTTTTGTACGTCTCCTTCGTTCTTTGCTAATAAGTCAGGGGCTTCAAAACGTAAAGTTCCTGCACCAATTGATTTTATTTCAATTAAGCAATCGTTACCAATACCTTTTATCCATCCATCAGTGTGTCCTTGAATTCTTGTTTCAGGGTCAGCCAAGGTAACTTCGCTGTAGTTTAAAAATAGGCTTTTAGCACCGCAGTTTAAACAAACACTTGGCGAGGTAGCAAACATCTCTTTGCTACAAACCAGGCAATGCCATTGTCCATGTAAGACACCCATTTCTCGAAACCACGTTTGCCATTTATGATGGATAAAATGTCCTTCATCAAAGATGGATTGCAAACGTAGGTTTGGGGCTTCTTTTTTAACAGTCGCTCCAGTTAATGCAAAGTAAGAGGCTCGTAAACACCAATCTTTTTTTACCATCTCCGAAGGGTGTAAGACGGTGGTAGACCGTGGTTCGGGTGCTCTAGAAAGTAAATGCCTTTCAACATCCCCTACAAGTCTAGGGTTAGTCTTCTTAGCCTCTAGAAACCTCTTTAACTCTGCGTTCATTTAATCCTCTAGTTCTTTAATGTATTGTTCTAACGACATAGTTTTTTTGTACTTCTTTTTCCATTTGCGAATTAGAGCGTTTCTTTCTCGATGAGACAGGCCTCCCCAAATTCCATGTGGCTCATCCCTTTCTACAGCATCCCACAGACAATTTAAACGAACTGGACAGGGCTTGTTCCCTGTGGCTCCAAAACAAAACGTCTTTGCTCTATCTGCAATGACTGTGTACTTTTCTTTATCACGAGGTGGGTAAAAGGTGTCAGTATCTTCTCCGCGACACTTTGCTTTATACCGCCATGTGTAAGACGGTTCATCCATGCTTTACGATTCCTTTTCAACGGTCTCTCTCATTTCCAAGTAATCGTCTTCAAGAAGAACCACGTAGTTCTCCCCATCTAAATGTAAGCCGAGCACGGGTATTCGGCTATCTAGTATTGCCTCTCTCGTAATCTTCTTTAGAACTTCGGACTTGATAGTGACCTGTTTTTTACCAGTCCACTTATGCTCAATTAAAAGTTCTTTAGAACGAACGTCTCCCTTTCTTGACCAGAATGCCCCAGAAGCAGCAGTTCGTGTTCCACCAACTTTTTTGGCTAAACGCTTTTCGTGCTTTTGAGATTGTTTTTGTCCCTCAGACCTCATAATGATAATACCTTTTTAGACAGTTCTTCTTTTAGGTCGACTTCTTCTCTAATACTGGCGATTAAGGACTCGTTTCCTTGCCATTTTCTCTCACCGTAGTAGTACCAGCCACCTTTTCTTTCTACAATGTCGTGGACTACTGACATGGCTGCAATTTCTTTAGCGAAGTCATATTCGCCAGGAGTGCAGTCACCGCCAGGAGCAAAGTAAAAATCAAAGTAAGCAACTCGTTGAGGAGGTGCCGTTTTATTCTTTAAACTACGAACCTTGATAGTTTGCCCAATACGGATTTTATTTCCACTAGGGCCAATCTCAATCCATTCATCTCTTCTAACTTCACAGCGAGTAAAGAAAGCATAATTCTTGCCTTCTCCACCAGGGGTAGTGCGTGGGTCACCATGCATTACGCCAATTTTCATACGGTATTGATTGATAATCAAACCTAATACGGCTCTTTCGTCTTCAACTAAACTTCTTTTCATGGCAGAACCAACAACTCTAAAAAACTTGTTTGTTAGCAAAGCACCTCTACCGACAGTCATTTCGTCCATGTTTTTTTCCATTTCAGGTAATGGAGATAGTGCTGGGAGAGAATCAATAACTATTGCATCTACTGATTTGGATTCAGCAAAATCAATTACTGCTTGATACGCCTCTTCCATAATGTTTGTCTCAATAACAATAACGCGACTTGCATCAACCCCGCACATTTCTGCGTATTCGGGAACCCATTGCTCTGCAGCAACCCACACAGTTGTGTAGTCGGGATTTAGTCTTTGATTAGCAGCAATACATTTTAAAGCAACAGCAGTTTTACCGTGAGAAGATTCACCAATTAATTCGTTCCACTGGTTTCCTGGAAATCCTCCTCCAAGGACGTAATCCAATGTAGTAGAACCACTGGTAATGCGAGGAATAAGGTCAGCCCTAATGTCAGAAGCACAAACCACGACGTTGTTGCCAAATTTCTTGTTGAGTTGTGCAACGATTTTCTTTGCTTCATCGTTCATTAATCCACTCTTCCTATAATCCCTTGGGGATTCCAATTGTTACCGAGTTCATTACCTGCTGCCATTTTTGTTGTTCCCTCTACTTGTGCTCCAGTTAAAGAGCCGTAACGACTTCCTGATTGAGAAATCGGATAACCACAATCGTAGCAACGGGGTGCGACATTTGCGTTGACCGCTAAGTAATTGTTTGACCCGCATTCAGGACATTGCTGTGTTTGATTCACGCTTTGTGCTTTAGAAGGAGCAGGGGGTTGAACTACAGGGGCAACATAGCGTGTCATAGGTTGTTGCGAAGGAGGCATCGGTGGTGTTGGGTCAGGTCTTCCAACAGCAGGTGCTTGTCCTTGTAGTTTTTTTGCCCACCAGTCTGAACTCATTTTGGTCTCCTTGGTCCAACTGAAATTAATTGTAAATCTACTAATTGAGCCAGTGAACCACAGATAGCAGAAAAAGCAACTTCTTTATGAATTTCCTCTAACTTATGCCAAAATTCTTCAGGCATTTGCATTTCAATATTTTTAGTTCTTTGCAGTTCTGTTGTTCCCTTTGAAAGGGTAGTTGCATGAGCAATAAGCAAAGGGAATAAGTGAATGATTTTTGAAACTCGAAGTTTGCTTTCTAGTTCTTCCATATCTGCAACTTCTTTACTGGTGAAAGACGTTCCAGCCATAACACTCATACCCCAAGGGTCTTCCATGCCAGAGTCTAAAAATAAAGCACGGATTCTAAACATTATCTCTGCGTGTAAAGCGTCAATATCAAAAGAAGCCTGCTTCTTCTTCTTCTTAAAGAACTTCATTTTGCTTGACCCCACTTTTCCACAATTTTCATATCCGCAATAAGCGGAGCCACCATATCAGGCAATCTTACTCCCTCCATGGACTCTTTTATGGCTTCGCCAACTTGTTCGGCTAATGCGTCGGGAGTAACTGTTACTAGTTCATCATGAACTGTCAATATAACGTTAACCGTAGGCTCATTTATAAAGCATGAGTGTGCTCTAACCATGGCTAGTTTAATTAAGTCTGCAGCCGAACCTTGAATAACCGTGTTAAACGCTTGACGTTCGGCACGTGATTTTTGCCCAAGGTCTTTACTTAGAATCTCTGGAATATAGCGTCGTCTTCCTAACACAGTAGACACATAAGGTATAGGTCGTTGTTGTGATGCAAGGCGAATTAATTGATGCCTATAACGGTTAATATCTCTAAACCTATCATTAAACAAGTCCATGAGTTGGTGTGCTTCTTTTACAGTACAACTAAGTTGGTCTGCAATTTTTTCTGGACCAATTCCGTAAGCAATTGCTAAAACTAAAACCTTCCCTGCTTTTCTATTTACACCCATTCGTTCTCCAATGGTTGTGTAAATGTCTCCTCCGTCTAAGTAGTTTTTTACGAACTCAGGGTCTTTAGAAAAAGAAGCGATAATTCTTGGTTCAATTTGTGAGTAGTCAGCAACTACTAACTTATGTCCTGGAGGAGCAATAAATAGATTTCTAATTAACTTACCGTAGGCTCCATCGGTTGGAATGTTTTGTAAATTTGGTTCACTACTGGAAAAACGACCAGTCTCGGCTCCATGAGATTTAAAGTTTGTATGAACTTTTCCATTGACTAGCAAACTGTGCTTTTCAGAAGTTTTAGACTTACCAGCCGTGGTTCTCGTAATTTCACCCCCTGTATAGGGAGTTACGTAAGTTGTCATTATCTTATTTAAATCTTGATATTTTAAAATCTCTGCAACTAAAGGGTCTTTTTCTCTGTAATACTCGAGTGCTTCTGCACTAGTTGAGTAATGACGAGTTGTTAACTCTTCACCCTTCTTTGAAGCCTCTAGTCCTTTAGGAGTTAGAGCAATCTTAATCTTAGTATTTGGTCTAATTCCTCGTCCGCCTTCGGATTTAGGTGTAAATAACAAGGCTTGTTTTTCAGGAATTGAGTTCAGTGCAAACTCTTTTCCCGCTAATCGGTAAGCGTTACCAGTAACTTCAATTAAGTCTTTTTCTAACCTTTTTGCTAAAAGACTTAACTCATTTTCGTCCATGTGTGCTCCAGTTAGTTCCATGTCTGCAAGAACTAGAAGCAAGTCCATCTCTAAACGCCATACTGTAAGTAAGTTGTAATCTTTTAGTTTAGGTTCATACGCTTTGTATAATTTCCAAGTTGTTTCTGCATCAATTCCAGCGTAGTTAGCAACATCGCTAAAAGAATGACGCTCAACTGCTTTTCCAATTCCTTTAGTGACCTCTATGCCAAGTTCACGAGCAGCACAAGCATCTAAAGATAAGCCGTTTTTTGTTCTGTTATCGATAATAAAAGCAGCCATCAAAGTGTCAAAGTAAGGTTTGGAACAAACAACTCCACGGTAATATTTGGCTATAGCCTTTAAATCAAATTTTAAGTTATGGCCAATTTTTAATTTATCGCTAAACATTAAAGGTTTTAAGGCTGCAAAAACTTCTCCTGGTAATAGTTGTTCTGGTGGAACATCAAATACTGGGGTCCAACTTGTTTCACGTCTTGAAAAATCTTGTTCACGGATTTCTAAGCCCTCATCTGCTCTAGCCTGTGCAGAACTTAATAAAGGTTTATTCCAATGCAAAAACTCTCCATTTGGGTGTCCCATTGGAATAACATCAACACGTCCTTCTGTAGCAAAAGAAATCCAAGTGATTTCATTTAGCATGGGATGAAGGCGAGAAAAGTCATCAGGTCCAACTGTTTCTACGTCAAAAGCAAAAGCAGGTTGGTCTAAGTAGTAATCGACCATTTCCTGTAAAGCAATAGCCGTTGTAATGATATTCATAATGCCCCTTGTTATAGAAGTGGGGAGTCTGTGTGACGGCACAGACTCCCCTTATTCAGTAAGTTATGCGCCTGCTACTTCACGGGCAATTTTTAACATCTCTTCTCGAGGTGTCTCCTTGATAACGTCAGGTGTAAAACAAACAGCATCTTTTAAAATGGCGTTAACTGATTCGAGGCTGAGATTCCATTCCTCTTCCAAGTCACGACCACGTACATAATTTAAAGTGTATTGAGTAGTTGGACCATTTCCCATTCGAGAAACTTCCCAAAACTCTTTACTTAGAGGTCCCTTTCTCTCATCTTCGTGTGCACGACGAATTTGACGTGCAAATGAAGGAGGAGCGGTAAGGATTTGAACGGTGTGTGTGTCACCACTCAATGCAATAACGTTAAACGCAAAACGTGCTCTTGGTTTGCTTCCAAGTAAATCTGTAAAGGGGTCATCGGTTTCTAAAGCAACAAATGACTTTTTCCCAGTTCGTTCAATCCAGTGCTGTTCATACACACGGAATGGACCGTCTTCTAGGAATTTAATAAGTTGAGGTTCTTCACTGAATTTAAAATCAGTTGGGAACTCTGTTGTGTCTTGACGTAATAGGGCATCGGCTGAATCCCAACCAGATTGAACGGTTGTTCCGACTTTTGGTGTTGCATCTTCGTTATCTACATCTAAATACGATGCAGCATTTACTGTTGGATTGGTTATTGACATGTTCTTCTTTCGGTTATGAGGCTTACGCTCTCGGTTGGATTTGAGGTCTACTGACTCTCGTTAGCAACATGCTCTTTCCACCGCGAAGTTATCGCAATAGTTAAATCATGATGCTTAGACCATTCTACACGAGAAACTCCTAAAAGCCCTCTTTTGGAGAACTCTTCAATAGTTATTTCTATGAGTCTTCTTGTGTAGACCCTATTGCCTGCAACTTTTACTCCGTTAAGAGTTTTGGACCGCAAACGATAAGGTGCTCTCGGTAGATACCCTCGTTTTTCCCACGACCTGATACTAATGATGCTCTTTTCTAATGCTTGAGCCATAGCACCAATCGTGAAAACCTCTGTTTCTTTTCCATTCAGTTGTTTCTTTATGGCTAAAGAATCCCAAGGAGATTCTTCTTTAGCCTTTCGTTTTTTAGAAACCTCTGGATTTATAGCCCGTCTTTGTTGTTTAGAACCAGGCTTGTATTTCAAATCCGCAAATGCTTTTTCAATCTCATCATCGCTACGCAATCCAGCCATGATTACTTCTTACTTAACTTTAGTGCCCAAACAACTTTAGGAGGGAAGATTGCATCTACCTCTTCTGCAGTCAATACGCCCTCGTACAAGGCTGCCCATAGTGCATCTTCGTCAACTACTTGGACTGTTTTATACAGTCTGTCTGCAAGTCCTTTTTCTTCAATGATTCTGTCAGCAACTAAGTCGTCAATTTTTGTACGAGAAACTCTTTTTTCTTTCTGAACAGAGTTGACTCCTTCAATAGGCTCAGTAAATTCATACCACCAATGCCCCTTACCGTCTTCAAAACCATTTTCTTCAATATACGCAAATAGTTTTTCCTTCAGAGTTTTTTGGCGTTTTTCAGCATCATCAACAACGCCTTTTAGATAGGCATACTCTTTTACCTGTCCTTCAAGGCTATCGTCTCCAAGAAAGTCTCTTGGTTCATCTATCGCTTTTGCCATTATGTTCTCCTTAAATAGTTGCGTTTAATAAAAAGTTCAAAAGACTGCCGACTGTTAAGTCAACGCCTCCTTTAATGTTAATCCCTGTCCCATCAACAACAGCATCTGCTACTAAATTTTTTTGGTTTAGCATTTCAAACTGGCGTTCTTCAATCGAGTTTAACACTAAGAAGTCTTGAATAATAACGGAAGGCCATTTACTTGACGCACGTCGTATTCGAGAGTTACGTTGAACCGCTTTACCTGCTGACCAAGGTAAATCATAATTTACCAGTAAATTTGCTTGAGGCAAGTCAACGCCGTAACCTCCAGCATCACTAGAGATTAAAACCCTAACTTCTTTTGAGTTTTGGAAATCTAGTTTTGAATCTTCTTTTTCTTTAGCATTAAGTTGTCCTGAGTAAATACGGCTTTTTATCTTTTTTTCTGCCAAAGCGTTTTGGAGCAAAGTCAACATTCCAATGTAACTTGTAAAAATTACGACCTTAGAAAGTTCGTCTGTTTCTAAGTGGTCAACTACGTAACTCACTACAGCATCTAACTTAGAAGCACCTAAGTCTAAGTTCTCTAGATAACCCTCATCGTCAAGATAAGAAGCATACGAACTACCTCCTAAGCCTTGGTTTAGTTTGTACTTTGTAGAACTGTCAACAAGTAACGAAGGACTGTCGCACACCATACGTAACGCAGTAATTTTAGACATGATAGCCCCACGCATTGCGTCTACAGGTCCGCCAAAGGCTTGTCCTTGCCCGTAGATTGCGTCTAAAGAAAAACCCCCTCCAAAAAGAGATTGGGCTTCTTCTAAGTCAGTTGTTAAATCTAACTTAATTTTGTCATACAGAGTTCGAGCAGGTTTGTTTAGGCGAACCTTGATAGGGCTTA